GTTCTCAAATACACGTTCTCAAAGCAAGGAGCTTGTGGGAGCCTAATTTGTATTGAGAATTCACAAAGACCAATAGTAGCAATGCACTGTGCTGGCCAAGGTGAGGGTGTATTTGGAGTTGGATGGGGTGTATTGCTCACCCAAGAGAGTGTTGCTGAGATGTTGCCTGAAAACATTGTGACACAGTGTGAAGATATTGACCATATGTCTCTCGATTCAGCAAAATTTATATTTGATGAAGAATGTAAAGTGGAATATATTGGTACAGTTCCACCAAACCTGCAACCACATATACCACAGAAATCAAAAATTGATAAGAGTCTACTACACAATAGGTTTGGCTTTAAAAGTTATACAGAACCCACAATCTTATCACCCCAGGATCCTCGCTATGAGCACGAATTGTCACCTTTATTCTATGGGTGCAGGAAACATGGAATGAAAACAAAAGATTTTTCAACCACTATGATAGAACGAGCATCTGATGCGTTGTGGACTAAGTGGATAAGTGGAATGAATCCAGCTGTTGTAGGACCCAAACGTTTGACTCCAGAGGAAGCTGTAGTGGGGTTTATTAATAATAAATATTATGAAGCTTTATCATTAAATACTAGTGCTGGTTATCCTTGGAATTTAGGTGGTGGCACAACAAAAGAGTATTGGCTAAAGGTGGATTGGAATACACGTGAATGTGAAATACATCCAAAGTTGATGGCTGAGATTAAGCGAAAGGAAAAACTTAGAAAGCAAGGTATAGTTCCAGAAACAGTTTTTGTTGATACCCTTAAGGATGAGCGTAAGAAACAAGAGAAAATTCGAAAAGCAGGAGCAACCCGTGTGTTTTGTGCTAGTCCAGTTGATTATACTATTGCTTTACGACAATCACTTTTGCACTTTTGTGCTGCTTACATGAAAAATAGACATACACAAATGCACGCAGTAGGAATTGATGTTCATGCTGAGGAGTGGGCAAGGCTTTGGGCACGCTTAACAAAACATGGAAAACGATTTATTGGACTTGATTATTCAAACTTTGGACCAGCTTTTAATGCATGTATTGCTAAGGCAGCATCAGATTTAATGAAGAAATGGACTTTAAAGTATGTTGAAGGAGCGGATGAAGTAGAAATCGATGCCTTAAATTGGGAATGTGATCAGAGTGTTCATTTGTGTGGGAATACGATTTATAGACAACAATGTGGTAGTCCATCAGGAGCAGCGATCACGGTAATAAAGAATACTCTGGTTAATGAATTGTATATTTTGTGTGCGTGGGATGCTCTTTGTGGTAAAAAGGCGAGAGAAGATGTAGTTGATATTTATGATGAATTTGTTGATAATGTCGAATTGTGTACTTATGGCGACGATTTGATAATGACAGTAAGTGATAAATATATTGATCTTTTCAACATGAAAACTATACAGGATTGGTTTGCACAATATGGTATCGTTTCTACGGACGCTTCTAAAAGCGGAGAAGAGGTTAAACCTTATGTTGGGGCTGATGAAATTACTTTCTTAAAACGGGGATGGCGTCATCATCCAACTCGGCCTTATCAATATTTGGCACCACTGGATATGGTGAGTGTAAATGATATAACACAATGGATATGGAAGGGACCAGATAGGAGAATGGCAACAAGGGTTAATTGTGAGAGTGCATTGTTAGAGGCACATTCATTAGGCCCAGAAGTGTACGAAGCACTTCGTATAAAAATAAATAATGGTTTAGAAAAATTGG